TTCAGCTTCTTCTTCAGCTTCTTCTTCAGCTTCTTCTTCAGCTTCTTCTTCAGCTTCTTCTTCAGCTTCTTCTTCAGCTTCTTCTTCAGCTTCTTCTTCATCTTGAGTTGTATCAATAGCTTCAGGAACAATGCCTTCTGGTAAATCATCTATTTGTTTTATTATGTTTTGAGTTGTAGGACTGCTGACGACATCAAGAATAGTTGTTATAAGATCTTTATTCTCACTAATAGTTTCGGCCGTTGCGGCTGCGTCTGAAAAAGACAATGTTCCTGAAGCAGCATCATACGCTCCTCCTAAACCAGCTAAGTCTGTCAAAGCTCCTACAACTTCTCCAGTAATAGCCGAAGTTAATAAAGTTTCTATAACTTGACTAAAAATCTGACCTGCGATGTCTAAAGCATCGTAAGGTTCTTCCGTTTGTTTGTACTCACCTAAAGCTACATCATCAAACTGTCCGTAGTTAAGTTCGTACTGCGCCCCATCTGGAGATGAGACACCAATAGGTATCCCAGCTTGTTCCGCAGCGGCTCTAATAGCGTTTACGTATTCTTGCTGTGTTATTCTGTCAGCAGTAACACTCACGCCTCTTTCTGCGCCTTTAGGCCCACCCATGCCCTGCATAGGGTCAGCAGAGATAGAGCCTAAAGTACCGTCTGGACCTGTAGCAGTACCGCCTAAAAACTCTGAAATGTTGTCCCATTGAGAAGCAAGATAAGCACCAAATTCATCAGCAGTGCCTGTAAACTCTTCTATCTGATAGCCTTCGGCTTTAATCAAAGAATTAAAGTTTTCAGCACCCCAATAGTCTTCAACCTGCTCTGCTGTATAAGTGCCGTCTATTAAACCGTTTAGTACAGCACCGCCTCTTACATTACCCCACTCTTGCCTAAACCTCCTGACAAGATCTTTTTGCTCATCAGTACGTTCACCTTTGATACCAAAATAAGCTTTAGGGTCTTCTACGTCCCACCAACCTAAAGGTTGTCTTTCTTCTGTAGTGTCTGGAAAACTTCCATAGAAAGAACTGGCTGCTGCACCGCTTTCGTAAGGACTTACAGACGAACTTGACTCAAAAGTACCTCCTTCAAGCCCTAGTCGCCCCATAAACTCTTCAGGTGTGTATGTTTTAGTCGCAGCGTCTCCGGTAAAACCAAAAGAACTTAAGTCTTCAATAAAAGTATTAGTTGCTGGGTCATAAGTTGCAAACACACCAAAGTCTTGCGCTGCTGGTGAGTTGTTATATCTGTCTACTAAGTTTTGAAAACTGTACGTAGCCATTACTTAGACACTCCAGATTTCTTCTCGTAAGTTCTCATTGCACCTAAGCCTAACATACCCATCAACACTGGCATCATTGTCTCCAGAGGCACCAGAGGTATCACTATGTCTACTTCAAACAAAGCCAAAACAAAGTTACTAAACGGGATGGTAATAAAGTTTCCAAACATACCTAAGCCACATGTCCAGCCAATGAAGGGCCTCCAGCCACTTACGAACACGTTGGAGTTAGCTGCTTCCACAGCATTGATCTCCATTTGACCCTTAGCAATCTCCTGAGCGTGTTCCTCAGCCATCGTAGCGACTTCATGGGCTAACTTAGCCTTAGTGTCAGCATCAGGTATAAACTTGTCTAAGAGACCTGTCACAGGCCCTATGAGCTTATCAATCATTCTTCTTGTTCCACAACTCAAACAATGTCTTAACCTTCTCTTCCACTACGTCCATACGGGACATGAGTTTACCTAATGTCAGGACAAGGATAATGAAACCTACAAAGATGGGCCAAATGGAACTAATTAAATCAACGTACTCCATTGTCACACTGGCCTATCTTAATTTCCAAGTCGTTTATCTTTGTCCTGAGTTCCCTGACTTCTTTTGACTGTTCTTCCAAAGCCATAATCTTAGCGTTCTGGATTAGGTCATCAGGTAATGCACCTCTGAGTCCCAGAGGCCACTCACGTACAAATGCTGCGTTTTCCTTTATGGTCATGTCCTGTATTGACTGACCATGTTCTAATGTAGTAATACGGCTGTTTAGCGTCACGTAGGCTGCTGTAGCTACAACTAAGGAAGCTCCTAAGCCTATCAAGTTACGCAGAGGTACAGTAACTTTAGTCTCGTCACTAATCTCTGGCATTGAACCAACCTTTTACAGTGTCAGTCTCAATGATTCTAATTACAGTCCATACAATGCTCAAAGCAGCAGCCACAGCAGGAAGCCAGCCCATCAGGGTTGACACTGTTGTTGTTACTGCTACAACGTCTACTACGGCTTTTGCTTCTTCTTGCATTATTGTTTTGCCTTACCAATGTTGACAGCCAGTAGGTCTACAAACTTGTACAGCTTTGCAATCCACTCGTCGTCTTTAGGTGTCGGAGTTACTGCTGCGATAATACTTGCGACAGTGACTATAGTTGTTACAATGGATACTATGCCCATCAAGTCCATTACCATGGTACTCCTGCTGCTTGAGTTGGGTTCTTGTCTGCTTCAATCTGAGCAGCCAGTGATGCCTCAATAGCGTCCTTGTCTACTTCTGCTTGCACCCAGCCAACTACGTCTGCTTCAGTCAGCGAGTCATAAGCAATGAACCCAGAAGCAGAAGGGTCTGGTGTAAAGCCTACAGTGCCGTAGTTAGAAGCAGAGTAGGTTACTGCGTCATCACCTTCGCCTACTGTTTCAGTTGCAGTAGCTCTCCAGTGCGCTACTACTACGCCACCCGTGTCTAAAGTTCGTTCAAGTTGGCTTATGACCCACGTTGTCATGGTGCTGACTCCTCTTGTGCTGCGGCATATGCGTCTTTGCAAGCCTGTGTAAATACGGTGGTGCAGATAGCAGACACATCAGCATCTTCTGCGCTTAGGTCAGCATCAGGCATAACGACATGGCGATGAAAGTTTCGGGAGATTTCTTCACCGTCTCGCTTGATAACTGTTGCTGTTCTCACTTGAACGCTTGACCAAGAGCCTTGACTGACTACCTCAATCTTGTCGTTCAATGTTTCTTCTGTTAGTGCCATTTTTATCTCCTTTGGCTGGACTGTCTGTGCCTGCTATCCAACAGGCGTATGGTTTATGCTGCTGCGTAAGAAGCAGTGAAATATATGGACGTACCGTCTGTTAAATTACTATTATCAATAGCAGCTAAAGTCCCTCCTGTGGTGGTGTCATACAAATACAAGGCAGAGCCACTAGCCAACATAGATGGGTATGCTGTAAATGAAACACCACTGAGTTGCCCAATGGTTGCAGATGCCTTCGTTCCTTCCGCGCTGTTAAGCATGCCAAAGGGTAATCCCCCTATTGCTGCATCACCTGTACTACTACCTTTGCTAGATAGAAATAAACAACCTGAAACATGAACTACACCACCTACTTTTACATACCTACCATTTGTATTAGCTGTGTAAACCACGCTTACAGACGCACCACCAAATGAAACAGTAGGAGTCCATGTGCCTTCTTCATAGTCATCCAGCGTTTCCGAAGTCATACCGCTAAAGTGACTACTTGCGCTAAAGTTAATACCTCTGCCACTACCCATTTGGATGTCACCGGACAACACTTTTACATCGCCGTTGAAATGAGCTACCCCATCACTATCGATTTTCATGCGTTCTGTGCCAGTATCTGCAATCTTTAACGACCCATCAGAATCATCTCTGTCAAAATCCCAGTAACTTGTTGTGCTGTTAGAGATTGCAAACGTGCCTTTGACATCAAGAGTTTTTTGGGGCGAACTAGTACCAATCCCAAGACGCTCCGCAGAAGCATCCCAGAACAACTTCGCAGTCGTACCCGTATCTTCGTAGAAGCTGATGTCGCCTGTAGCGTGATCTAAAGAAAATCTATTTGTTACTGATGATTTTGCATCATTGATTGTTGATAAGAAAAAATCACCGCCGTTGTTTAAAAATCTTGTATTAACGTCAGTAGTATCGCTTTCCATAAACAACAAAGATGGGGTCGTATCTGAGATTGTGGCATCACCAGCAACAGAAATACCACTATCAAATGATGCAAACCCAGCAACTTCAAACGGGTTAGACGCAGGAGATTTGCCAATACCAACGCGGTTATTCGTACCGTCTAGCTTGATCATGTTGGCGTTGTCAGTTGATTCAACGCGGAAATCGCTAGATGTACTGCCTTCGTTAAATACCACTTCATCAGCAGAAGCTGCTTGAATCTTTATTGACCTAGTTCCATTGATGTACAGTGTTCCTGTGTTTTGTACACCAGCCGTAGTATCTACCGTTAAATCCGCTAAAGAGTTTGTGCCATTCGTAAAAACTAAAGTTCCTGCATCTGCACCATTAGACGCAGTAGAGCCAATGTTTAGCCTGCCTCTGTTAGCTGTACCAATAATACCTACATAGGTTCTTGCGGCAGTGCCGTCGCCTGTAACGTCACCGTCAGCTACACCAATGCCGACGTTGCCTGATGCATCTATGCGCATACGCTCTGTGCCGCCCACAGAAAAACCTAAGTCAGCATTAGAAATGTTAAACATTCCTGTATCTGCATCATCAACAAAACTATAAGCTGGCGCAGAAGCTGTACCTCTTTCGCCTTTTACAACACCACTTCCACCTACAATCAAACCGTCGCTGACAACTGTGCCGGTAACGTCTATGCCTGTGTTGGTTGTGTTTAATTTTTCAGCGCCGTTGTAATAAAGCTGTACTTCACCATCATTCTGACCCAAGAACATTTTGTTCCCGTCACCATCGGTAATCCTGACGTTAGCTTCGCCTTGAATATATAAATCGCCAGTACCAGCATCTTTAAGATAACTATGGCTACCATCATGATAAATCTGTAAGTCTGAGCCAGCACCGAAGATAGCTTTACCATTGTCTCCAAAGGTTATGTTTCCACTTGGGTTAGAACCCAGTTCAACAACGGCTGCACTGCTGTTCTCTGTGTACAAACGTCCGTTAGTTGTGTCTACTGCCAGTTCGCCCTCTACTAAATCAGAAGCTGCGGGTGCGCCTGAGCCTTTTTTAGTTACAATTGTTGTAGCCATTGTTTAAGTTCCTCTTTAGTAAGTGCCGCCTGAAAGCGTACCTGTTGTCATATTCGTTGCATTTAGAGTTGAGTCTGATTGTAGTGCTGAGTCTGCCAAACCGCCCTGTGTTGACGTAGCTGCATCTGTGATTCCGTAGCCAGCTAATGTAGTCGGAGTACTCGTTAAGTCTGAAAAAGCTACCGACTGTAATGCTGAGTCTGCAGTAGTACCTTGTGCTGCTGTTGCATAAGCAGAGGCTGCTGTGGTTGCTGCAGTCCCTAAACCCAATGTAGTTCTAGCTGTTGCAGCATCTGCATCGTCAACTAATGTTAAGCCAAAAGTAGACACTGCTGTTGCTGCTAAAGCTGCGTCTGCAGTAGTACCTTGAGCAGCAGTAGCGTAAGCCGTAGAAGCAGTCGTGGCTGCTGTCCCAAGTCCTAATGTGGTTCTTGCTGTTGCTGCGTCTGTATCGTCAATTAAGGTTGCACCATAAGTTGACACTGAAGACGAAGCCACTGCATCAGTAATACCGTAGCCAGCCAGTGTAGTTGGTTTGCCTTGTAGTTCAGCAAAGGTTATACCGGAACTTGCGTCAACCCAGCTAGAACCGTCGTACACCCTCATCACGTCTGTGGTTGAATTGTAGTACAACGCACCAGTGACTAAAGCGTCACCGTCGTTGTCCACAGTTGGATCAGAGGTCTTGGAACCTAAGTACCTGTCGTCGAATGAGTCTAGGGCTGCTGCTGCTGACGCTGCGCTGCTTGCTGCCGACGTTGCGCTAGAAGCTGCCGCTGTTGCACTGTTAGATGCGTTGGTTGCGGAGGTTGCAGCGTTGGACGCTGATGTAGAAGCGTTTGTTGCAGACGTTGCAGCCGCTGTAGCAGAATTGCCAGCATTTGTTTCAGAAGTTGCTGCATTAGTTGCGGAAGTGCTTGCTTCTCCAGCTTTGGTTGTTGCTGTGGTTGCACTGGAGGCAGCACTGGTTGCGCTACTTGCTGCTTCTGACGCTTTAGTTGTCGCTGTAGTCGCACTGCTGGCTGCACCGGTGGCACTAGAGGCTGCGTTGGTTTCTGATGTACCTGCATTAGTTGCACTCGTTGCTGCGTTAGTGGCGCTTGTGGACGCCTCAGTTGCCTTAGTGCTTGCTGTGGTTGCACTAGCGGCAGCGTTAGTTTCACTGGTTCCAGAATTAGTTGCGCTGGTTGCTGCAGCAGTAGCTGAGTTAGCAGCGTCTGTGGCTGAACTAGCAGCCTCGTTTGCTTTAGTTGAAGCAGTCGCAGCATCAGTGCCAACTTGAGACGCTACAGCGTCCGTAGTTGCGTCACCAGTACCTCCAGTACCTCTAAAGATACCCATAGACTGCTCCAGCTAAAGAAAACAAAAAAGAAAAACTAGGGGCCTCAGAAGAGACCCCCAGTGATACGTTCTTATGCAGAAGGAACTGCGAGAACGAAGCCAGCTTCAGGACGATAAACCTGAACACCGTACAGGCAATCAGCCGTGTACAGAGTTGACAAGTATTCCTGCTTGTACTGGGTTTGTGAACGTACTGACTGCTGCTCTGCAAGAACGATAGCGTCCTTGTGGAACAAGAGTGCTGCACGAGTGTCTACAGATGATGCAGTGTTGTCTCCTGCAGCTTCGATAGTTGCACAGTTGGCAGAAACGTAAACGTCTACGCCGTACAAGTTACCAATAAGCCCGGACTGAACTGCTTGACCAGATACGAAGTCAGAAGACACGTAACGGTCAATACCCATGATTGCATTTCGAGTAGCGGGTGGGATAATAAGTACACGGTTTTCCATAGGTACATTATTGTCGTCCAGCTTCTGAATCATGTCACGGAAGAAGGCGTCGATGAACTCGTCACCAGCAACAAGAGTGTCGTCAGTGTACTGAGTAGTCGTACCGCCGTCGTTGAAGAAACAGCCAGTGTGCTGGTAGTCAGTAGGAGCTACTGAACCAGAGAACACAACTGAACCACCATTACCAAAACCAGTACCACAAGAGTGGAGGTCGGTGTCGATCTTAGTAGCCAGAGCGTAGCCAGCGTCTTCGGTGTAGAACTGTCGTAAGCTGTTTAAAGCTTGTACTTCAACGATGTCCTCGATGAGTCGTGAGT